GAATACAGTTGACATCCGTGCCGGGTCCACCTATCAGGCATCCCACGTCCGGGGATGTAGCTCAGCTGGGAGAGCGCCGCGTTCGCAATGCGGAGGCCAGGAGTTCGATCCTCCTCATCTCCACCAAAAGAAATCAAGGGGTTAGATATAAAAATCTAACCCCTCTTTCTTTTTCAAAACACCTTTCCCCGCACCATTCCCCGCACGAAAGATATAAAGCAGTCATTTACCACCTTGTCCCACCAAGCCACACCGTGCTACACATGAGGCATGACAGACCACGACTCCAAGCGCCTTGAAGAGGCATTCGCAAAGATCAACGCCTCTGCCGGCCTGATTGACGACGTGTTGGCCCCCAGGGAGGACCAGGCACGTCTGGATCGTGAATACGTCGGGAAACAGCCGCCGTGTGAGGATGAAAAAAGGCCGCTCCCCAGTAGAGAACGGCCTTGATCGGAAACCGTGGCAAAATGTGACTTTTTGTGAGTAGTTTGCCAGCTGCAAACGTGATAAAATGTAACCAGTTTGCCTTACCGGCCCCCTACCTAAATGTAGGCGTTATCATCAAGCAGGCCAACAGCCCTTTCCATCTTTTCTAACAAGCTCCCATAGGGGTAATCCTCTGTCCCGACCAGCCCCCGAAAGGTAAGGCCGTTCATGAGACTTATTTCAAAAAAATGGACTCGCCTTCTCGCGGAATCGAGGGACTTTTCAGTGCTCTTTTGCTCCTGAATAATCCACTCTCCGCCCTGGGCAACAACTGCTGTTTTCTTCGCCCCGTCCATTACGCCCTGAGGGACTAGCCCATTCCCGAGGGGATCGCTTTCAATGGCCTCCAAGGCAACAAGGTTTGCGTTTTCTCCGAAGCTTATGGCAGACATTGCCCTGTCCGATTCGCCTTGCTGGCGGAGGAAGTCACGAACTTCACGTTTATGAAGTTCATGTTCCACTTTGTTCTCGTCGGGGATTTCGGGATCAAGTGCCCCCTTGAAAATTTCGGCAATCTGCACCTCGAGACTCATAAGATTGTGCAGCGGATCCTTGCCGAACCTCACGAGCTTGGACATGAATTGATCGACCTCAGACCACATTTTTTCCTTTTTTCCTTCTCTCGAAAGGTTCAGGTCTCTGCTAATTTTTTCAATCGTTGCCGCCAAGGGAAGGTAGTACTTTTCTACCACTGTACCGAGGCCCCCTTCCAGGGAGGCCAGGTCACGCCGGGTCAACTCATCGTCACGCCCTATTGTCACTGAAAATCCGTTTGCAAGTTGCGGATCCGTCTCGAGCAAGACATCAGCCAAAATTGACGGGACTACCTTGGAGTCAGCCCCTCTCCACGCTGTCCGCTGCTCAACGGTGGAGGCCTGGAAATTTCGAGGGAGGCGGCCTAAAATTCTAACCATTCCTTTTTTGTCGATCTTGATTGCCATGATTTATACCTCGTATTTCTTCACATGTCGGGCAATTATCGCTTCCATCCCGGACAGCGCCCGCTGTACCGCCCGGTGCATGTACTGATCTCCCTCGTATCCCGGATGCTTGACCCACTTGGCGAAGATAAAACCACCGCCACCAGGCCAACGCAGGGCCTTTTTACCCTTCGGCCGGATCTCGTGCGGCCTGGTCCCAAACAACACAAAAACGGCATGAGGCGCCCGCCTGGTATCATGCCCGACCTCACGCCCGCCAGGTATCGCCCGGTTGTAGACGCTCTGGAACAGGGCGTCTGTTTTCGTGTGCGCGTCAGCGCCTGCCTGGACCCCGTCATAGATGACCTGGGAAAGCTCCAGGATCACCGGGTGCGCTATCTTCTCGGGAAACTCGGTCAGGTGCTTGGAAACCCGTTCGATCCCGTCAGCGGAAATTCGAATCGCCATGTTCACGTCCTTCGGGCCGCGGGCCCGTGTTGAGGTTGAATATCTGCTTTCACCATCCGCACCCAACGTTCCGTCACCCCCACCTCTCGCGCCACGGCGGCGGGCCGCATCCCAGATTCTAAAAGGTGGATCACGTGCTCTTTTCTGGAGGATCCAGCCTGGACCGGCAGAGCCAGGGTCATGCCTGCAAAATGCCCACAAAGCGCCTTTATGGCCGGACTCCCAATCGAGTCGATCAGGTCAGAGCACTTCGGGACATAGACCGTTTGCCCACCCAGGGAGCGCAAGAGCTTCTTTGTCGCCTCTTCTCCGATGACCTCCACAAGCTCCGGCCTGCTGACCCACGTACACGCCATTGCCTCCCCTCCTTCGATTGGAATTGGCCCTAGTATCTTGTCCAGGTCCGCGTTCAACTTGAGAAAGTCCGCTTCCGCGGCCGCCATGCTCTCCCGCCCCTGAGCGGCGTTACAGGCCCGCTTGGCGAGAACCACCAACGCGTTCATGGCTGTCCACGACGATAGTTTTCTACTCATCGCGCCCATAGCTCCGTTCGATGACTATGGTTTCCTCGTTGTCGTTTTCGACATCCAAGCCCCAGGCCTGGCGCTCGTGTTTCTGCCGGATCCCGAGCATTTCGGCGCTGATCTTCGCGGTCTTTCCCTTGTCGAAGTTCACGGCCAGACCATCCAGGGGGAAGAGCGTCCTATGCTCTGCCCACTCCTGCCGGTGCTGCAGGATGATACGCGCGCCGTCGTCTGCGGCCGCATCTATGGCCAGGGCCTTTTTTGCGGGATCCGCGTCAACTACCCCGGCAACCTTGGCCGCAACCTGTTTGCGGATCAGGCCAGACACGTCCGATCCATCACCCCACCCCTCTTTGACCGCCCGTTTCTGGATCCCCTGGCGGGAGATATCGAAGCGCCTGGCCAGGGACCCAAAAGAAGCGCCGGCCTCACGTTCTGCCCGGACCTGTTCCCAATCATCCTTGCTCAATTTCGGCATGGGGCACCTCCTGAGGGCATCACGAAATCCCCTTGATCCGCCGCTCTCGGTTCAGCTCCTTCACAAGCGTCTTGACCATGCTTTTGTCGCTCCGGGCCACACGGACCGGGATCTCAACATCCCCGACCCGGAAATTGACGTTCATACTCTCCAGGGTCCCAGAGCCCACACTGGCCGCCACAGCGCCACCTGTGGCATACTTGGGCATGGGCGGCATGATCCCTGCGTTGAGGGCCTGGAAAAAGGCGGCGCCCCACTTGCGGACCATGGCGGCCCGGATGACGAACTCACCGTTTGAGAGCATGGCAGGGATAGAATCTGAGGTCCCGGTTCCAGGTCCGAAGATCCTGCCGGCAACACGGCGGAAGGCCTGGCCGCCGTTGGCGAAGGCCTGGATCAGTCCGCCTGCGGCATTTTCCTGGACTTTGCGGTAACGGACTGTGACCGTGACGGTCTTGTCTTTGATGGCGGCAAGTTCACGCTGGATCGCGTTAAGGACAGGCGTTGCTTTGTCGTCGGCTGACAGCCGCATTTCAAGCTGTTCGACGGTCGCCTGCATTTCTTTGATTTTGGCCAAGTCCGCCTCGTAGGCCGAGACCTGCCCTTCCCACTTCTTCCGGTTGGCCTCTGCGGCCTTTTCCTGGGTCAAAAGGCTCTGCTCAAGCAGCTGACCGGCGCGAAGTACCCCTTCTACTGCCACGCTGTTTGCCTGCGCGGCACTGACAAGGGTCCTCTCGCCGTCCTTCACCTCATAGTTGAGGCTTGCGAATTGCTCCTGAGCCTTCTTTGCCCAGCTCTCGGCAAGCTCTCCATCACCGCCAGACAAAGCCAGTTTTGCCTTGTTCGCGCTCTCGTTGGCTTCCCTCAGCTTGTCCTGATAGGCGTCATAGTCCGACATCTGGGTCCGCAGCATTGCCCGGACCTTCTCCTGTGTGGAGAGGCCCGCCTGGTCCCGCTCCTCCTGAAGCGCCTTGACCATATCGGAATATTTCTTCTCTTCAGCCTCGGCTTCCTTGAGCTTCGACTTGATGACCTTGATGACCTCATCCCACTTCACGGCGCGGTATGCTGCAAGGTCGTCCTCAATGGCCTTTCTCGCGTCTCTGGAGGCTGTCTCCGCAGACGTAGCCGCGTCGATATAGGTCCGGTACTGCGCGAGCAGGTTCTTGTTTTTCTCGGCGTCCAGGGCCTCTATCTGGGCGTTCTTCGCCTCTTCCTTGGCAACGCGCTCGGCGTCGGCCTCGTCGAGGATTCGTTCAAGCTCCTGCCGGTTCGAAGTGATGTAATCCCATATCCCAATTTCCCCAGATGCAGCTCTTTTCAACCCCTCAAAGGATTGAGACAGGGCATTTACAAGGCTGATCGTGCCGCCGATGACCGCGCCGGCCTGGGCCCCGGCAACGGCCCCAGCGACCCCTCCACGCGCACCGGACATAGCGCCCCAGGCTGCGCCAAAGATCATCAGCCCGAGACCATCAGGGATCGTGTCATAGACGCGCTTCAAGTTCGTGATCGCAGAGCCGAGTTTATCCAGCGCCCCGGTGACGCCCTGGCCAATATCCTGGGCCATTTGCTTCAAGGATCCGTCCCGCGTCATCTGGGTCAAGGTCGAAAGGATCTCGGAAAGCCGCTGTTTCAAGTAGTCGAACACCCCGGCGTCCATGACCGCCTTGGAAAAGAGCGTCAGCTGGTCGCGCAGGTTGGACCACATCCCGGCCCATCCACTGGCCAGCAACTCCATGCCACCCGCGAATCTTGCCTGCATGATCTCTCCGAGAGCTCCGGAGATTGCCGCGCCGGTCTTCTCGACGGACTTTTGCATCTGCCGGCCATTCTGGAGCCACGAGAAGGTGACTTTCTCGCCTTCGGAGTTGGCGCGTATACCAAACTCTTTCAGCCGCTCGAATTGGCCGGTTGTCGCATCCGCGAACATCTCCACGGCCTGGTCCAATGTCTTGCCCATGGCTGCGGCGGTGTCTCCAAGAGAGCGGAGGTACTTTTGCGGGGCCAACCCATAGGAGGACAGCTTCTTGAAGGCGTTGGCTACTTCCTCGAGTTCGTAGGGCGTTGTGGCCGTAAATTCGGTGATCCAATCCATGGCCTTCTTGGCCTCTTCTGCAGAGCCTGTGACGGTGCGGAGGGATAGCTCCAAGGTCTCAAACGATACCGCCACGTCGAACATGCTCTTTGCCGCGGCTCCGGCTCCAATCGCCACAATGGCCGACTGGATGGAAAAAACCTGTGTTTTGACCATGGACATGGACCGCGTGGCCGTGGCCGAAAATTTTGCCCACGCGGCGCCAGACTTGGAGACCGAAGCCCGGAGACTATCCACGGCCCTGGAAAGCTGCTTCGTCACCTTGAGCCGGGATTGCTCCGCCTTGATGATGTCCTTCGTTCCCGAGACAGACGCCCGGGCCGCGATCTTGACCGCTGCGGCCTGTTCCTCGCTGCTCGCTTTTGCTGCGTCACCAACACCACGGACGGCCCTGTTAAGGGCCTCCATGGATTTCTTGGCCGCCGTCGCGTCTGCCTGAATTTTAATAGAGATTGAATTTTCAGCCATTTTGAATGTCCCTCATCGCTGCGGTGTAGCTCTTGGGATCTGCGCCAGCTATCCGAGTTGCGTTGATCGAGGTCACAAGCTCCAGCTTTTTGCGTTTTGCTACTGACTCGACCAAGGCCCACACACCGGCAACAGGGGTTCGCATTACGAAATCGGGGGGGTATCCGGCCCCGACAAGAGCGTCGATTGCATCTGACCAAGTAATTCGGTCAGCCCGTTTGCTGCTATGTTCAGCGCCGGGATGACCTCTAGGGAGAAAAAATCAATATTTGCCTCCACCACGGCGTTGAGCAGCTTTGCCTGCTCCTTGAGGCTGATTCCCTCCACCCACGACAGGGGGCGTCCAGAACACATGGAAAGAAGCGCCTGTGTGGCCCGGAGGTTCTTCACCAACACGATCATGGGGTTGTCGGAAGACAGCCCGTCAAGGATCGGTGTGGCGATGTCGAAAAATTCCGGAAGGTCCTCGGGGGCCAGTCGCTTGATGGTCAACCGCTCGTCGGCGATATCGACGCGGTACGGGGTAGGAGCAATCTTCTTGAGCGTATCCATTTAATTTCCTCCTATTATTTTCATTTTCTTCACCTGTTCACGTATCTTGGAAATGGCTTGTGACAATTCGTCAACGCAAAAACGAAATTCGCCACGTAATTCCGCAAGTCCATCTACAATTTTCGACACATCAGCCTTCATTTTTTCAATTTTCACATCCACTTCGGCATCTTTTTCCATTTTTCTACCTCGTCGTTGTATTTATTTCACCCTGAAGTTGTTTCATCTCTTCCCGCAACTTCACGATTTCAGCCCACAAGCCCCTGGTCTTCGCGTCAATCCGGGAGTCCAGGCCCTGGACCTCATCCTCAAGCGTCTGGACGCGCTCGGGCAATGTCTGGGTCATTGCAGTACCTCCCTACTTAGTAGCCGCTTTTGTTCAGATTTCGCGGCCTCGAGCATTCGGCCGACGGTCTCACTGCTGCCGATGATGGTGGTACGCCCTCGATGCTCAAATCCCCGATGGCTATTTTCGATTTCAGATCGACCCGGCAGAGCAGAGTTTTGCTTGATTCCGGCCCGGGTGAACGATTGGTAGGCCCTTGCAAAATCCTTGATGAACCACTTTTCTTCGTCCTCGCGCATCTCCGCGAACCTGTGCCAACCTCCAAAATGCTGAGAAATAACGGCTTGGGTAACAGGGTCATCGAACGCCACGGAATCGTACGTCCCAACCCGCTTGATTGCGGTCAGAACCCGCGTAGCCTCCACTTGCGCCCGATCCTCCAGGGCCACCTGGCCGCCGGAAATGCAATCAACGAGCTCAACCGGCTTCGGGAAGAACTTGAGGGTAGCGCACGCCGTTGAAATCCCCCTCTCAACCTCTTCGATCGAAAACCGCTCCAGTATGCGAAAGTAGATTTCCGTGAATTGTGGGGTGATGGGCTTGTCGAAAACCACGGCCAGAGCCGTAAGGGACGACGCAAACTTGGGAAGGTCTTGATTTGTCATTCCTGCACCCCCTTGGTGGCCAGCCATTCATTCATGGCGGCAACGTTCTGTTCCTGAAGGACCTGTGCCTTGCTTGGTCTGAGGCCCTGCCCCTGAGCCGCCGACTTGATTCTGATTGGCCCCACCTCGTCTTCCCACCCGCGTTGATTCAGCCAGGTGACAGCATCACGCGGGAAATCTCCGTAGGTTGGTGCCAAGATGCGGATTCGCTCAATGAGAAGCTCGGGAGAGACCCCAGAGCCATTGCTGGTGAGTTTCCAGAACACTTCCCAGGCTTTCGCCTTTTTGGTCTTCTGGCCGTTGCGTGAGGGGTAGAGGCTCCAAAACTCATCGAAAGCAGGAGAGGTCTTGGCCGGACATCTTTTCGAGGCCTTGGCCGAAGATCTTCTTTTCTTCCCTGGATCAGGTTCTGGAGCAGGAGCAGGAGCAGGAGCAGGAGCAGGGGTTACAGCGCCACGATCAACGGTCGTTGTACGGTCGTTGTACGGTCGTTGTACGGTCGTACCCCGTTTGAATGTTCGATACTCTTCGGCGGTCAAGCCGGTCCGGCCTTCTGCCTTGAGTTGAGCCGCCATCTCTGGGTTCTCACGATGGAGCCGGGACAGCCTGGCGGAAGCGCTCCGCTCGTCAGCCTCAGCCACCCATGGATTATGGGCTTGCCAGTCGTGCAGGACGTAGCCTCCCGCGTCCTCGTCGAGAAAACCGACCTCAACGAGCACGGTCACGAAATGGGCGTCCTGGTTCCAATCAGCGGCAAGTTCGATGTCCTCGGCAGTCATACCGGAAAGGTCGCCCTTGGGCCGAAATTCGGCGGCGTAATCCCACAACCGCAGCAAGGCCACCACGCCACCGACACCCAGCCGCCGTTCCAATTTCCGCGTTTTGTGGTGCCGGAAAAATCCGACTGAGATTCTAAAGTCATCGGCCATGGAAGCCACCTAGGCCGCCTGTATTGGGTCAACACGACGCTTCTGAGCGAAGGCTTCCAAATCCTCGACAAGGTATCTGACCGCCCGCCCAAACTTGTGATAGGCCGGGCCGCGACCATAATGCCGCCATTGCTGTAAGGTTATCTTCGACACACAAAGGAGTTTTGAAACCTGTTCCTCATTCAGATACATCCGGTTCTGCACATTTTCCGACACAGCCGCGTCAATATGACTCATGTCCGCCTCCAGAAAAAAAATTGGCTGTATATCGAACAACTCGACATACAGCCACAAGGCTAGGCAAAAATTCGTATTGAGCTACCTAGTATTTCCCTACATGCGCCCTACTTTTCCCTACCAAGAACCTCCTTTACGCTTGAACTGCACGGAATAATAGTTTTCAGATTGTTTCCTTGTGTCAGGATCTTCAGGGTCTAATCCTTTCGCATACGCTCCGACCTCATATTTATTGAGATGAGGCCAGCGTTTATGAATCCCCTCTATAATTTCAAAGGGCGAGCGTCCCGTTTGTCTCTCTTTTGCCGCCCATTCCCCCGGGTTTTCAAAACCATTTAATTCATCCGGGATAGAGTACCCCTTGGATGCCGCCCACCTGATTATCTCGGAGGGGTCCACAAGCGAGAGGTCCTCAAGCCAGGGGCCTAGAATCTCGAGCTTGCCCGCAAGATAGCTCCCGCGCATCTCCTCAAGTATCGGCTTGAGGCTTAGCCTGAACTGCTCGCAATACCGGTATACCTCCTGCCGCCCGGGTGTATCCATCGGCCTGGGCGTGTTGAGGAAGCACTTCATCGTGCCCAGGGCCTGCTCGGGATCAATCCCCCCGATGATGCAAGCGGCCTCCTGAAGCGCCCATGCGTCACGCCTGACCCACCGCGCATAATCACAAGGCGCTACTAGGGTGGCCTTCACCCTTTCCGCAGTATCCTTGTCGCGTCCGGTTGGCTCGTCGCAATAAACGGAGTCAAAACCCATGATTCAGCCCCCTCCCCCCAGTAATGC